ACCTCAGAAGCGTCATAGGTGTCCCCGTCGTCGCCGCCAAACAAGTAAAGGATGTCGCCAGCTCGGCAATACAGCTTTCGCCCAACAATGGCCCAGGCCGTCACGTTAAAGCCTGGCTCGTACACGGACCAGGCGCTAACCTTGGAGGCTGGGAAGTAGCTGAAGACATAAATCTTAGGCCCAATAGCCAGCATGTAGCGGCCATCGCGAGGCTCCAAAACACCAACAGAAGCCTTGGCTGCCAGGCGGTTTGTCTTTAGCTCTTCAATCAGCAATGGATCAATAGAGTTGCCCACATCGCTGGTGAACGCGGCGTTTGATGCGTCACGGGCGCGCAAGCTGCGAATGCCTGATTCGGACAGATAGAACACATCGCTGTCACCAAATTCGATCACCGATTCCGGGCCGATTGCGCCGGTATTGTTAAGCACCTGGAGCTGCTGGTTTTGCCCAGCGTCCACATCAATAAACCAAATCTGCACAGTCCTCTCAGAGAAGATCGCCAGGTTGTTTTGGTAGTTGGCCAGGGAGCTTAGTTTTTCTGACCCTAGCGCATTGTTGGAGAGGTTAATAAATCCAGCACCATTGTTTGTGTCGGTCAAATCCGCTGGATTGTCAATCTTGGAAAAAAACAAAGTTGCAGCTGATGTCGAATACATCTTTGACTTGGCTGGCTTGGCGTATTCGCCTGGTGTGAAAGTGCTTGCAACCGCAGTCCCTCCGGCCAGAGAGCCGGAAGTCACGCTGGTTGTGAAATTGCCGGTATTGACAATTGCCACAGCGCGCCCGTTTGCAGCTGTTCCGCCATCCACCGCGACCACATTGACCTTAGTCCCCACAGCAGTCGCAAAATAATCCGGGCTGCTGGGGTAGTCGTTAATTGCAGCCGCGATAGCCGCTGCCGTCGTGGCGTTGTTGCCCGTATGCAAGATCGGGTCGCCCGTCACGCGCACACCGCCAACAGTTATCAAGGCTAAGGCGTTATCAATACCGCCAGCCAAATTAGTCAAGGAGCCAACAGTAAAACCACCGGTTGTTGTGACTGTAAGAACAGCCCCGTTATAAATTGAGCCTTGAGTGACCGAGGTTATCGTAACGACCGCGCCCGATGAAGTAGCTGTGAAATCGGGGTTGCCAGTAAAACTGTTTATGGCAGCTGCAAGTAGCGCTGCCGTTGCTGTATTGCTGCCGTTGTGTTGGACCGCAGAAGACAACAATGGAATAGTGTCCAAACGAATGATTGAGACAGTATCAGATGCAGAGTTAATTCCTCCGGTCACAGTAAAGCTGGCCGTTGCTGCTACGCCGACTGTTGTACCGCCGGTTACTGTAAAGCTCGCTCTTGCTCTTCCATCGTTGAAGGCCGCAATGCGCGTTCCGTTGTAGAAATGAAAAACAGAGCCATCATCGTACTGAGCAATGACGTAGGGCAGTCCGTTAAATCCAGCCACATGCAAAACACCGGTCATGGCCAGGCTGCTCGGATGCTGCAAGCGCTGGTAAGTCAAATTTGCTGGCGCGTCTGAAGAAATCGCGGGGGCAGCAATTGACCCAAAGATATACATGTTTGTGCCAACAGAGGCCAGGCCAAACGTGCTGCCTGGCAGCGCTGATATGGGGACAAATGCGGGACGCTTTTCAATTTCACCACCGCGAGTAATGTGCGCGTTAGTCAGAGTGAGAAGGGACCCAGGAACGCTAGACACCGCCATGCGGCGAGTGTCTAGTCCAGCTTTGAAGTCTTCAATTACAAAATATGCCATGTCACGGAGATTGGATTGCAACCATTGGAGGACCGCTTGGCGTGTAGGACAGAGGTTCGTCCTGACTCATCACAAAAGGATCAGACTTGGAGTTGCGCGCTTTGAGGCGCTGGTAATGGGCTTGTGCTTGCGCCAGCTTGCTTGACGCATCGCCAGCCTTTTGCCTGGCCAACACTTCAGCAGCTGCAAACAGCACAATGAGCTGATCGTCCAGCTCGGCCACATCTGCTTGAGCAACCAGCGGATTCAACGTGCGAATGCCAGTAAAGCGCAAAATTCCCTCTTGCGTTACAAGGCTGCCGTCCTGGGATGGTATTGGCCAAACCTCAATTTGGTTTGTGCCGTATTCCCGGTAACGATAAATTGGGTAACTGCGAATATCGAGATCGCTGTCGTATTGATTTAAGTGCTCATTGCCGATGCCGTAACCAAGCTTTTGGTAGCGATTGCCCCACTTGAACGTCATGTGCTCAATGCGCTCATACGTCAGATTGGCTGGCAGCGTGTAGTAGCGCAAACCGGCCTGGACGGCCACATTTGTATTGACTCGCAAAAAGGGCCATGCGTAGTCATCCCACAACCGCTTTTGCTGTCGCTGAAGGACCTTGATTAAAGTTTCGCGAGTTGACGCGCCCAGCGAGGGGGCAAGAGCATGACCGGCCTCGGCTCGTAAATCTTCAACTAGCTCGCCCAGCGTCGTGCCTCTTGCCATGATTATTCTCCGCTAGGTTGCACAGCTGGTTCAGCAGCTTCTTCTGCTTTTTTGGTTTTGCTTTTCTTGGTTTCGTCGCGAACAATCATGTCGGACTCAACGCGAGCAGCTTCTAATGTTTCCGGCAAGTCACCAAATTTTCCAAAGAGGTTCATTACGATCTCATCTTTGTAAATCAACGCCAGGCGCTCACGCTCTTTGTCGTGATCGACTTTGATCTGATCCTTAATGACAATGGACCTGACTGCATCGTTGCCATGAATGGCGCGTAGAACTGCAATCTCAGCCGATGTCACTTCTTGTTTTGTAACGCTGTTGCCGATGTCGCCACCGATTAAAACCAAGCATTCACATACTTGCATACCATCTCCTTGGAATAAAGAAAAGGAGTGGCTTTCACCACCCCTTTTCGCGCCCTCAATTAAGAGAACTGATACACACCATGACAGTTGAGCTGGCTTGCGCCTAGCACAGCAGTCGTGGTGATCGAGCGATACATCACATATTGGTCAGCTGGACGAGCTGGTGAATGACGCTTCATCTTCTCGCCATCCATATACATGAAGTTAAGCTTGCTTGTGTCAATCAAGTAGCAACGCCTGGCGTAGTTGGTAGCACCACCAAGGGTTGTACCAATGTCGTCCATCGTTGGGTCGTACTTGAATACCACGCCCTCATAGGTAATATCGCCAACGCTAATGTCGTTGCGGCGAGAAAAACCATTTTGGGTGTAGTAGCCACGGCTGCGCAGCTCTTTAGCCAGGCGCTCTAAGAAATCAGAGCCACACAAAGCCAAATCGGGCTTGCCGCCAAAGCGACGCAATTGACGCATCTCAGCGTTAATCAAAGCTGCTACTTCGTCACCCGTTGAGGTTGTAGTAACGGCCAAGTTAACGCGATTGCGGAACCAGCTATTTGCATTAAGGGACTGATCCAAACCGCCGACAGAGCCGACAGAAGGAGCATCTTTGATGATGGAGCGAATACCAGCAATTGCTTTCGCATCCGCTGTTCCGTCGCCCCACAACAAAGAATTCATACCCTTGGCATAGCCCTCCATCATGTCCTCGAGCTTGTCCTGGAGCAAATTGGCCAGGGCTGTTTGGTCACGACCGGAGTGGTTTGTCAAGCTTGCGCTGCTGATTGAATCAACCACGGAAATTCCGTCGTTTTTCAATTCAGTCAACGTAATGCTGATACCCGCGTGATGTTCGCGCCAAGTGAAATTAACGCGTTTGATGTTGGCGGGATTGGCATACGTCACGCTATCGTTGTGGGTGTAACCCGCAACAGAAGTCGTGTATTGCCCTTTAACGCCAATAGAAACCTGACCTTTACCACCAGGGAAAGTTTTAGCTTTCGCGTCTAGTGCTGCAAGTAGGGGCTTGTCTTGAATCGAGCTTGAATATACGTTGCCCTTGTCGATAAAATAATCGAGCGCGGCATTGGCGATATTCGTTAGTTCTGCATTGGAAAATGCCATTTTATTTACCTCTCAAAAAGGATGTTGATTGATTTCATGCCCTTTGAGCCAAAGTGTTTTGAATGACATCCAATAACGATTTAGGCTCTGGTAAGGGCGTACCACTTACTTTTCCGCCGACCGCTGTTCTCATAGGTTGTTTTACGCCACGCACCGATCTCAACCGATCAGAAACTGTTTGATATGCGTTCTGCGCATATTGCAAAGCTTCATCGGAATTTCTCGGGCGACCTCTCTCGGCGACAAGAGCGCGAACACGATCGTCAATCATCTCGGCTTTAAGTTCGTAATCAGGATCACTCTCACGCACAGAATCTTCCCAGGCCGTGACAGTTTGGGCCATCGAGTTGGTATGACTCGATTGCTGTTGCTGTCGGAAACGCTGGTTT